CTAGCAGATATTTCCTCACCACCTGTTAGTTGCTTAATTTTCTCCTCATCCAACTTACCATACTCATTACTTTCAGACATTGTTACAAATCGCTTGCCTTTTAATCCGGCAAGTGTGGGGGATGCTGCTTCAACATCCTTTTGCCTGTCACCTCTACATATCATCCCAACAGGAGCAACCTTTGCATAGTCACCTAGAAGGGCCTCAATCGTGTTCAGTAGAGTTGACTTACCGTTTCTAGTGGTTTTACCATGTAATATGAACATACATTCTTCATTGCTCATACCTAGCATGGAGTATCCTAATGCTCTTTGTAGGAAGTCGGCTTTATCAGTATTACCTTCAGTAACTTCGTCTATAAACTTCTCCCACCTTTCGCACTTGACATCCTTAGACATAGTATGCTTGAAACATGTTTGCATAGTTATATAATCTTCCCACCTATGCTCACGAAATGTACAATCACTTAAATCGTAAGTACCGTTAAGGCAGTTTATCAAGTAAGGATTAGAGTCAAATTCCGCTGCTGATATATGTAACTCACCTGTTGCATCCTTGAGAATTCTATCTCTCATTCGTCTGTCACCCATCTTGTTTACGAAGTTTGAATATGCTTTTCTCATATCATCATCTACAATCTCACCACAATAGATTATCATTAACCTAACGAAATCTTTTAACTTCTCAGATATTAGAATTGCCCCTTCATCCTTTCGCCAAGCTCCTTCATGATAGGTATACCAGCTTTTATGCTCCGGACAATATCTTACCTCTTTTTCATAAAGCGTGCCAAAGAGATTAGCCATTCCCATTTCAGACCATTCATAACCCGAATTGTTTTCATTATCCGATTCGGGATGGGCATTATATATCTGATACATTTTATGTGATAGATCTGCATCTATAATTACACGTCCTGTGCGTGTCTCATATAGTTCGGTGTTCATTTACACCATCCACAATTATGTATATCTAACTTCTTCTCAAGTTCATCCCCAATCTCTAAGAACTCCTCCAAAGTAATCTTATACTTCTTTAAAACCTGTTTAGGTGGATGCCTAAAAGGTTTAAATACATTATAGATACAACCGTAATCCCCATCACTCTCACATTCTTCTATTCCAAAATCTTCAACATCTGCTGGGACATTATTTACTATGAATACAGATGTTCTACATGGTAAACCTTTATATGTTTCTATTCTTAATTTCATCTTTTGTACCTTACTATACTATTACATATTGATTTAATCTCTCTTAGTTCAAGCGGAGGAGTACACGCCTCATTGTTGACGTGTACCAACTCCTTATATATCTGTGCTTTAGAATACCCAATGTTATGCATTGTTCCGGCTACCGAAGTTAAACATATATTTCTACATCCACTTTGTATCTTTGGGTAAGTAGGTCTTAGCTTTATTCTCCCATTCACATAAGGATTGTCCCATATGGGCGTATACAGCTTGAAGTCCTTAACTTTGTCTTTACTCTCCCTATATTCACCAAAGTATTTGTCAAGAATATAATCAATAGCCTGTTGGTTCTCAACGATATCCCCATATATGAAAGTATCGCCCGTAGTGATAAAGTATCTTGCTTCTTGATATATCTCTACACCCTTTAGATTATTCTTACCCATAAATGGCAAGGCGCCTTTAACCAGAATATGGAAACCTCTACCACTTCTTGACTTCTCAGTATAACTTTCACACTTACCAATAATGTCAGCACTAATACTGCTTAACAGTTCATCTTCGAATCCTACATCAATATCAATGCCGACTATACCACTGTTGTTAAATACAAAGCCTATATTGCTAACATAGCCCTGTTCAATACGACTTACCGCCGTATTGAAATCGGACCATGTAGTCATATCTGTTGAAGATGCCCTATATCCAGTGGTAGGATCTAAAGGTATTTTACTATCAGATTTAATGCATACCCACTGTGGTAATATCTTAAGTTCATCTGGGATTTTCTCAAACATATGTATATCCCTTTCACTTGTTTAAATGAGTCCTCTCTCCTTTGCTACAAGCTTTTCGACAGTTGTGAATAACTTCCACATATCAGACTCACTCATATGATTTTCCGCTGCCAATCTAATTACATTTTCCCTGGATGTATCCTTATACAATTCAAATACTAAGTCCCTCTTACGGTCAGATAACTTCGATAAAGCATTGTTACATGCATTCCAGTTCAGTTCATCTGTTTTAGTATTAAATACCGGGTCACGATATCTAATATAGAAACTCATACAATGTCCGATATAGCCCGATAAATATGATTTAGCCATTAATTTCACCCTTAAAATACCATTTATCGTCAACACATATAGGATATCCTTCCATCTTGGATTCTTTAACTTCTCCAGCCTTTGCTGTATTTTCAGCATGTTCCAACGTCATGATATTTTTCACAAAATCACCACCAGTTACCATTAGAAACCCTACATAACCTTTATCATCTACATTAAATTTATATGTCATATATCCTCTTTGTCCTCTCAATCTTCTCTTTCTTTATCTCCTGTATCTCTTTGCCGCAACCCAGTAGATAAATCAGCTGTTCAAGTACCAAACTTACATCTGCCATCTCCTCAACAATATTAGATGTTTTCCCTCTGTTCTGCTTACAGAAAGCCTGTGTAAGTTCAGCCATTTCCTCTATCATATGATTGATCTGTGTTTTAATACCAAAGTATTCAGCAAGTTTATACTTCTCTTCACTCCCAGTGAGCTTTAGCAACATACGATCATACCACTTAGCTTTATCCAAATCTTCGTTGCCGTTCTTTAACTCATGTCTATATCTATACTTGTATGCATTAAGTTCACAGAATGCCCTTACTTTCTCTACTCCAAATTTCTCAAGCATTTCGTCAATACATTCTTTTCGTCCTGGTATATTGTAATGTACCGGGTGATTTATAGCAGACATAATCCCTCCTTATCCTAATAAAGCATCTATATCAAGACCACCTGACTCATTTGGCTTAGCGTTAAAGGGCTGACTACCTTGATTGTTTTGAATACCCGGACCCAATTCCATAGCTTTAGCAACAGGCTCTGTATCAAATCCATCTACCGACCACTTATCACCAAGATTCACGAATGTAACCTCCTTATTTGGGTCTTTTGTGCTGGTGGCTTTCACATGAACTACAGTTGCCCCAATATAGTGATTTATAAGTTCCAATGGATCTATATCATCAATATCGAAATCATTAAGTGCGGTCTTTGCAAAATATGAGAATGCATTCAATGCTTTCTCGTTGTATTCACCGTTCTGGTCGAATATATTGTACTTCTCTATATAAGTAGAGCCATTTGCAGTAACCATCTTAATTTCGATCTTTCCAAAATCCTCATCATAGCTGGCATCATATATACGGAAGATATAATCCCCCTCCGGTATAATTACAAATCCGTTTGTCATAGGTATTCTTGCCATTTTATTTATCCTCCATCTTTTCAAATAACTTATCTTTCATTCTTTGTGCGAAATCCAACATGATAGTTGTAATTAAAATTTTTACCTGGATAGGTGCTGCATTATCATTCATTATAGCTTCAAGTACTTCAGTCGTAACCGCATCGTAATATTTAATATCTATAGATACATTATTCAACATATTATTTCTCCTTATTTACATACCATCCTGTATGACTCTGTTTTATTAGTATACTTATCAATTAACCCATCAGCCGCCAATGCATCCTTATCAATACTTGTACTTTCCGTTTTCGATACCGTCCAAACATATGTACCACCTTTGATTTCTACTTTCTTATCCCCATCGCGGAACTTAGATAATGCATGCTCTTTGATAGTATCGTTGAGTACTTTCAATCTCTTCTCTTTAGCTGATATTTGCTCCTCAACATCATCTATCTCAGCTTTCAACGCTTCAGCTTCCTTGATTACATCGTGTATATCAGTTGTGGATACACTGTTTGTCCTCAACACTTTTAATATTTCAGCATCTTTAGTTTCATCAAACACAGGTGAAATACCTGTATCTACATGATCAGTCCACCATTGCTCTACCTGGGCTACCATATTGGCGAAGTCCGGATACCTCTCCGATACTTTAAACTCCTTAGTTACGGTATTACTTACATTAGGGACATACTCTTCGGGATTGTCATAATCCTTATCATCTAAGAACGATGCAACCATTATAACCTGGTCTACTCCATATAGATATGCATATAACGCCGCCTGTAATGCGTAATAATCCGGAATATCATTCTCCCAGTCTTCCACCCTCTTGGTGGTTTTCATTTCCAGGACTGCCTCAACTTTTCCGTCTTCTCCTTTGAGTAGATAATCCCACATTCCACCCAGGTGCTTATTTCTTGGAAAGAAGTCACCGTATGTTTTACTGAAATAATCTTCACCATACACATCTGTTGGTCTTATGATATCCATACCATATGAGTTTTCCATATATTCAGCCTGTTTAGGCTCTATCGCCTTACCAGCTATTGTGTATATAGTATCCTCAAATGGTTTCTCATAAGTCTTTGTTATTGCACACCACATTTCAAATGCCGTGCCCCAGGGATTTAACCCCAGTATGGTTGCAAATCTTGTACCTGTTATTTTCTTACATTTCTTGGGTGGTGTAATTTTCACCCTATTACCATCAAGCCATTCCATTACAAATTCCTCACTTCATCTAAATATATGGTAACTGAATTATCCACCTTACCTATACCACTGTACTCACATAAAGCATCCAGCTTCTCACAATAATCATTTATAGGTAGGCTCACTCTAAACAATATCTCATCATTATTATCTAATTTAGCTAATATATTTCTCAACTCACCTACTGTCATGCCACATCTCCCAATAGCCCTATGATCCTCCGTATCAACTTCTCACAATCGGACTTCGATATGTCTGTAAAACTCTTAGTCTGGATTGCAATTTTTCCTATCATCTCTTCCTTACTTGGGTCAGCTTCCTTCAGCTTTTTAAGTACCGATTTCAAGCTTTTTATCTGTAATTCCGATGCCTGATCCTTAGTACCTGTCAGCTTGTCTTTTATCTCACCTCTCTGTGCCGGTGTAGTTGGTACAGTTGGCTTTGTAGATGTAGGTTGTGTATTATCCCCTGAACCTACATTCGCATCAATGCTGTCAGCCTCACATATATCCATTGCCATCATATACAGATATCTCCTCATATATGTAATCGAACTCCCCAATGCTTGCATTACATTTGTTGCAGTCTTACCCTCTTTAGAAACGATTGGGTCTAACTGGTTAAACGGTGCAGTAAAGGATATAACCTCATCTACCTTGTCTGTATTGACTATGCTCATCACAGCATTACCCTCGATGAAATTCACCATCGGTAACAACCCTATTCTTGCGAATATCTTCGTTGCAACAGGCACGATATCATCCAACTCAAAGTACTTAAATGATAGGTGCATATTTTTACCGGACTTCTGAACATTCTCCGATAGAAACATTTCTCTTGCTAATATCAACTTTAAATATACATTCATATCTCCGAATCCTTTCACTTCTTCTGTAGCTTTCTTTGTTGCCATTTTCTTTTCTTCCTTTATTTCTTCACCTGTGAAATCATTCAATCTCTTCTTTGCAAGATTGATGTAAAATTCTTTGTCTATATCACCAATTGTTAATTGATTTTCATTGTCTATAATGCAATGTTCGGGCAAATTCTCAATCTTAGCTTTAGAGCCATCTACCGCTTTCACCTTGATAAGCGTGCCATATCTGGTATCACTTGTTGAATATACACGATTTACCTTTTGTACCGGGACTTCCTCACCATTCACCAGTTGATATGCCCTACTGTACTTACTACCGGCTTTTGCTATGATTTGAAAATCAAAGATATCGTTGCTATTATTAATAGTGTCCTCAATTGGTATACCTTTTACAAAGTACTCAATCAGTGCTTTTTTAACAATAATCATATTGTTGTTAATACTCCATGCACCTTTTTCAGATATACCATAGTTAAGATATCCACCAACCGTCTTAACCGAACCGTTGGTCTTTATAAGAAGTAAATTATTTACATCTTTAATCCAAACCTTGGATATCTCATCTGTTTCCAATTCAAACCTTGTTTCTTTTTCCCAGGCGGCACATATTTCATCGACTAATAATAACTCGTCTTTATCTACCAAATACATAAGTCCGTCAGTGTTGAGATTTAACAGCTTGATTGATTTACAAGCGTTCAGTAATCTCATTGTCAAAACAGTTAGAAACAATTGTCCCGATATTCTAAGCGACCGGGTAGGCAATGGATCATATAGCTCATTAAATTTATTTTCCTGTGCCCCCGACACAGTATTTAGTGGTAACTTCAAATCCTTAGCAGTCTGCTTATCGCCACTATGCTTAGCGACTATCCTATCTTTCCTTATTTGATAATACAATTCAGGATCGGCTACATTCCTCGATAAGTATTGATATTCTTCGATAATTGTAGGATAAAGACTTGATACGTCTTTATTCTGTATAACCCTTGTATCCGTTGATTCCTCATGATACTTAGACTGACTACCATGTACGCCTCCCCAAGCATAAGTACATGGCATATCGCCAATTACTATATCAAGTGATGTTTCAAATAACTCATCATCCGGTATACTCTTATCATAAATTGTATTAAAGAAATCAATTACTTCACTTGGTATAACAGCTAATTCTAATTCCGGTGGATAATCATATTCTCGCCCATCGTCTCTACTTACATACTTTGCTCCCAGCATTTGTGCCGTAAGCTTAGCATTTGTCATAGCCATTGCCTTTACTACATCAATACCGGCTCTTTTACCTAAGTTGGCTTTGGTCTTTAGATAATCAGTCCTTAAATTTACTATCTCCTCGGTACTATCGACATCGTACTTACAATACTTGATTACCTCGTCTAACTCTTCTTTTGTAAGTGGGTGGTCAATATTAAAATCTACATTACTCTCTCGTATTGGTAATCCCAAATGCCCCTCTATTGATTTCAATGATAAGGTCTGTTGCATATCATCCCTAATATCAATATTATTGAAACTAAAGTAAAAACCCTGTAATGGTGGATACTCCCATCCTTGACCATCACCCATTATGTAGTCATTTAACTTTTTAACTTCTTCCGGTGTGAAGTCTGCTGCTATAGCTTTAATAATGTATTGGTCATAGTGCTTAGAATTAAATCCTATGTATATATCATCATTATTTATAGCCATTTTTAGAGCTTCGTTATCATTATGGATTACAGTATAGATTCTTGTTTTATTATCCTTAAATACTACAATCCAATCATGTTTGAAGACTTCACAATCATAAATAATCAAACCATCATCCCTCCTCTTAAATAAATTTCTAAGTATATTCTCCAAAACAGATACAACTATCGAATTACCGGCTTGTTTGTATAATTGAGAATTGCTACAAACTTTAGCCGCTTTGTCAAAATCGCCATCAGTAAAACCCATCAACCTCCAACATTCTTTAGGTGTCAGCTTCCTGACTAATGTGTTATCATCCAGTACAAAAGGTTGTAAGTTATCACCTTGATAAGTACTCAATGTTGGTGATAGACCATTATCGTCATATACTCTGTAACAATTACTATTAACCCTAGTTGCTGTGTCATATCTTCCGATTTGTACACATTTAATACTCCCTCTAGCACACAATGTATCTGAATAATCTCCGGTTTGAATTAACGAAGATTCCTTGTGATATGTACTAAACTTAATTTTATTCACCTGTTCTTGATTCAAATAAAATTTAGTATCTACATTCTCCTCCAGCATATCTTTTAGAGTTAATGTCAATTCCTGTTTAGCCGGAAATTCATATGGCTCATCACCTAATACGCTAACGCAAAATACTCTCTCTCTCTGTTGTGGGATTCCATAATCTTTGGCATTTAACACTTGCCAATAATTTGTATATCCCAGAGATGCTAAGAATAATAGCCACCTATCAAAATCTGCTTTAAACTGTTTACCAACAAGATTTTTAACATTTTCCATTATCAAATATTTTGGTAATTCGTTGTCAGCTTTACTCTTAAGTAGTAATCGCTCTACCTCATAAAGAAGACCACTCCTTGTTTCACCCTTTACAATACCCTTTTTATGTCCAGCTAACGATACATCCTGACAAGGAAATCCATATGTCCAAAGGTCCGCATAATCAAGTTTATTTACTTTAGAGATATCACCATAATTTCTGGTATCACCATACATGGCTGTATATGACTGAATAGCATACTTATCTATCTCCGATATACCTACTATCTCATGTTCAATACCTAAGTTAATCAAAGCTTTACGAAAAGCACCTATACCCGTAAATAACTCATTAACTTTTAACATAGTCACCTTCTATAAAGTAGCAATTATTGGCTTTATAAATCGAACATCTCTTCTTATATTTCTTCACCAGAAATCCAATATCGTCTACAAAGTCATATGCGATAGGGGCAACCTTATCTTCAAATGTCCTGGCAATTCGACCTATGCTTTGAGTAACTACTGCAAAATCAGATTGCGGAGTAGTAAGATATAATCGCTCAAGCCTTGGAATGTCCAACCCTTCTTTTGCTAAAGAATATGTAGCGAACAGATATTTCTTCTTACCGCTTCTCATATCCTCCAGTGCCCGGTCTCGCATTTCCTTTGCCTTTTTTGTAGTCATATTCCCACTAATCATTACAGCGTCTTTAATCTTATCCAATGGTAGATTACTCATTAAATAGGTTAAATGCTCCAATCTGTCCGACAATATTAGTGATGATTTATCTTTTTCAATACAATCGATGATTAAATTATTACGCTCTACATCCTCTGTAATGTAAGATATAAGCTTTGCATAATTTAATGTACCGTCTGTATTGAGTGCGGCTCTACCAACTTTAAGACCTGTACCTACAGGATAAATGCCTACTTTGAGAATCTTATCCCTTACATCACTTTTATTCACTTCATGTACAACATCACCAATAAGCATAAATGTAGCTTTTATCATTCCGTCAGACCTATGCACGGTTGCAGATAACCCATACTTATGTCTTGCAGATAGATTATTTAGTACCTTTTGATACATTGTCATCGATGTGGGACTACCGCTAACTCTGTGTACCTCATCCACAATAATACAATCCCAATAATTCTTATATTGAGTCAAATCAAGCTTACTCATTGTCTGTACAGTAGCAAATGTGATACCTTTTCCGATATTTACCTTGCCACTTGCAATTGTGCCAATTAAGTCCTTATCAATATATTGCTTTGCTCGTTGAATACTCTGCTTGACTAAATCTAATGTATGACACAACCATAATGTTCTCCTACCCGTCTTTGCCGCTAACGCTATACCCATCTGTGTTTTACCACTGCCGGCTGGGCTTTGCAGAATCCCAAACTTAGCATCGAACATAGCCCGGACCGCCTTTTCCTGATAATCATAAAGTGGTACTTTAGCTTTGAAATTAACATTGATTGCTGTAGCAAATACTGACTTGATATCAGCATCCTTTACACATTCATAAGGTATTTGATTTAATACACCAATCGGTAATATCAAATCATTACCTCGTTTTTCATAAAGGTATAAATACTTAGGAGTATTACCCAACCATAAATGCATCCTTGCTTTTTTTACATACGCTGGATTGAGTATCGTCAGATTATCATTACACCATTTATCAAGCTTTTTAGTTGGATCTATTACTCGTAAATTACTTGATACCTCAATAATCATAATTTAACCAATCCTCCAGCAATACTCCTTGTTCATATATTTCATCTGTATTCAATATGCTTTGTCTCTCTTTTGCATACATCGCTCGTCTGTAGGTTATCATCAATATATCGTCACCAACTTTTAGGGCAAACCATACTTCAGTGTTTCTTGTATCCAACCAATATTGCATAGATAATATCTGATTCTCTTCAAGTCTTGATAATTGGAATATACCTTTCTCGCATACCTTACAATCAATGAGATATGGCGTATCATTCTTTACAGCGATAACATCTGCTGGCTGTCCGTCTTGATTTTGTGCGAAATTGTGAACCCAGAATCCACGTTCGCTTAGTATTTCACAAAACTTCTTCTCAAAATCATTACCTGTCTTTTTATTACTCATATTCTGCCTCATTTGATTAAATAAACAGCGATTATCGCAATATCGGATATTAGCAGCCCTATCGCTAACAGTTTGATTATTATTCCCATATCATCTAATCTCTTTTTCATCGCCATGCGTGTTTTAATTAGATTAGTATCTAATGTATTGATATGCCTCTGCTTGTAATCATCCCGCTCCATCAATTTTCGTACTGATTTTGCGATATCAATATCGTTATCCTTGTCCAATGTAGGTATATTCACCTTGTTGTTAGATATTTGCTTCATCCCTTTTATATTCTCCTTTGTCAATTCTTCCTATTTCAGCCATAAGCTTGTCTCTATATATTAGATAACGATAGTTACCATTTTCAGTTTGAGGCTCAACCACTCTACCTACATCTATTGTCTTTGTTCGCATTAACTGCCTTAATCTGCATGGTCTTATCCCTAATATCGAACAGGCTTCAGTTACAGACATAATAGCCGTATTCATATTAATAATGATAATCCACCGCCTCATCTCTTGTTATGAAGAAATGAATACCGGGTGCACATTCTTCAAATCTATTCTCATTGAAATCTTCAACTTGAACTATTTTATTTATTTCATACTTGAAATCTTCTCGATAGGTAGATGTTGCTATTGTAGTATTAGCTGATTCACCATTTAGTTCTTGTATATCTAATACTAATGCCTTGTCACACCTGCATTTTCTGCCAAATGCGGATGATCGCTTAGCATCTTCCAATATCATCAGTTTAACTATTAGATTATTGCATACTTTTTTCCATCCAATGAATGAACCATCACTGGGTGGTACTTGATATACCTTCGCATTACTTAAGTCCATATCTCCCAAGTCGGCACTACTAAAGTTGACACCTCTCAAGTCGGCAGTACTAAAGTCCGTATCTCCCAATTTTAAATATGACAAGTTCGCATTTATCAATTCCGCATCTCTCAAATCTGCATATACCAAATTCGCATATGCCAGGTCCGCACCTCTCAAGTCGGCACTTCTCAAGTCAGCACTTCTCAAGTCGGCACCTCTTAAGGCTGAATATCTTAAGTTTGCACCATTTAAGTCTGCATCTCTCAATTTTACACATGTCAAGTTTGAATACGCTAATTCCGCACCTCTCAAATTCGCATATGACAGGTCTACATTTCTTATGTTTGCACCTCTCAAGTCTGCACCTCTCAAGTCGGCATCCATTAAGTTTACATCTCTCAAATCTACATATACTAAGTCCGCATTTCTTAAGTCTGCTTTATAATCTATATTTTCAATTCTATTTTCCAAATAATATTTATGTTTTTCAATTATATCCATCAGTTGATCATGAGTTAGTTTCACCATTATATATACTCCCTAATAATTTATTTCATATTCGTCCTAAGTGTGAAAGTTCTCTTTCTTTAAAAATCATGTCTCATAGATTGCTCAAGTAGGGACTTCTGTTTCAACCTCGATCTCTATTGTCGGTAATATACCTTTAGACTTCAGTAGATTGTAGATAAATAACCTACCTTTTTGTGTCCAATAAGTATGTACCTTACTACCTTGAGTACCATCCGGTCGGTTATAATTCTGTGTTTTTGTTTGTGTATATCCCTCATGCTGATACTTTGCATACAAGAACCACACTCCCGACTGATTATATTGGACTCCCAACTCGTGCAGCATCGCATTGAGTCCTTTTGCACCCATTCCGTAATCCTTAGCAATCTCCGTCACTGATAAAAGGTCTTTACACTGAAGTATCAAATCATAGTAAGTAGCCTTTGGCTGTAATTCTGCAATCTGTTGGCTTTTCACTTGATTATCAAGTTCCAATGCTTTCCTTGCCGCTCTCTCTTCCTTCAGTTTTGTAAGAGCCTGTATCGCAATATCCGGATTCTCTAAGATATCATCTATTGCATATAGTCCGTGTTTGCGAATTGCCGGAAGTACTTCAGATGTTACCCAACGTTTAAATGCTTTCGCTGTTGGTAACTTACTGGATAATATCAAACTATATAATCCAGATTCGTTAATCAGCCATGTACCTCTCTGTCCTAACTCAAGGTCAATTTGTCCCTGAGTTTTTGAGTTTATTCGGTCTTCCTCATCAACATGGTCTAATACGGCATGTGCTAAATCTGTATACCCTAATACCTCTGCCACATCTTTACCCACGAACCAAGGTTCGCCACCAATTTCCACTGTTCGGATTTCTCCAAACTCACTGTTCTTAAATATCTCTAATTTACCCATTCAATTTCCCTCACTCTTCGTCATTGAAATTCCATTCTTTTAAAAGTCCAGCCTCACACATTGCAGCATGTAAGGGATTACTCTTGTGAAAGCTTGATTTCCAAATATCGTCATTTGATACCTGGTCAACTTCAAGTTCAGCTATAACTACATCATCTTTATATAATGTTTTAGTGAACTTACTTCCGAAATCCCCACAAGAAGTGCTATTATATACAAACTTGTATTGCTCACCTTCATATTCAAAGATTGTAACTTTATATGGCTGTGAGTATCCTCCACCGTTATTTGACTTCGCCGAATTATAAAATTTGTTTTGCTCTGTACTCTTTTGACTTAGTATTTTAATCTCACTCATTTCCCTCATCCTTATCACTAATCAAATCATCAATTGCTACACCGAAATATTCGGCTACTTTCTTAACCTTTAATACACTTGGAATATTGTCATTCCACTTGGATATACTACTTCTTGGAAACCCCAATTCAGTTTCTAACTCCAATACCTTTTTCCCATGTGTGGCACATAAACGCTTTACATTGTCATAAATACCCAAATTTTAACTCCTTTCTTTGAATGTAAAATTTTTAAAATTAGAGCGTAAAATTTTATACTAACCTATTGACATTATGCGTAAAATATTCTACATTATAGTCCACGACAACTTTAACTTAATATTATAACACCTGTATTGGTTTTGCGTATTATTTTACGCTGTATGGTTCCATTATACATAAAATATTACGCTTGTCAATACTTTTTAGCGTGAAATTTTGATGAAATAATGGAGTATTAACATGGGACTATATGAAAATATAAAGACTATAGCCAAGTCGAAAGGTTATACCATAGCTAAGCTTGAACAAGAACTGGGATTCCCAAGGAGTAGTATCAGTAAATACAATACTAGTGACCCTAGTGTTGGTAAGATAAAGAAAATCGCTGATTTCTTGAACGTACCGTACGCGTCAGTTATATCAGATAGTAAAGATACCCTAACAGAACGCGATAGAAGAGATATTGCAAAAAGCCTGGACGAAATGATGGATCAGCTTGCAAACGGCACAGATAGCCCACTCATGTATAATGGGCAAGAACTTAGTGAAACGTCTATAGAGCTGCTTAGGAATGCTTTAGAATATGCATTAATAGAAACGAAGAAAGAGAACAAAGTTAAATATAATCCTTATAAGAATAAAAAAGGTGGACAGAGTGAACACAAAAATACGCAAGAAGATTAGGACGATAATTTCACACTATGAAAAAATGACAGGTAGTAGAGATCCGATGAAGATTGCAAAGTTCGCCAATATCGGTATACAGATTTGTTCATTAGGTGAATTTTCGGGATTTTATAGACTTATTAAACACAAGAAGTGGATTTTCATAAATGAAAATTTAATGGATACCGATATGTTTTTAGTAGTTCTATCACATGAATTAGGACATGCATTCTTACACAGTACTAAAGAATGTGCATTTATAAAGAATCACACACTTTTACTAACATCAAAGATAGAACAAGAAGCAAATCTCTTTGCAGCTGAATTACTCATTCCGGATGGTACAGAATATACTATTGTATACCCGGAAGAACTGTTGAAATTGAAAACCGGTCGAAATCGACCACTTTGAGAGGTGACTTTATGAAACGGAAAACTTATCCAAGACTACCCAATGGATTTGGTAGTATAAGGTACTTAGGTAAAGGGCGAAGGAATCCGTATGCTGTGCTAGCACCGTCTACAAGTATGTACAGTAATGGCGAATCTGCTTATTCTAAACCTATTGCATATGTTGACACATGGAATAAGGGATTTTCAGTTCTTGTAATGTATCATGCCGGTACCTATAACCGCGGGGATGAAATACCGGAATTACTCCCTGATAATGTGAATAAGTCTATGGTAGAAGATATAGTTAATAATATAGCCAGAATGCTGGCACCAACTTATTTAAAAAGTGACGAACTGACATTCAAAGAAGTATATGAGAGATTCTATAGTGATAAGTTCAATCAAACTAAAAGAGTATATAGTATAAAAACTAAACAAGCAATAACTGTAGCCTTTAACAACTGTTCCGGTTTGCATGATAAAGCTTTTAAAAAATTAAAGCATATTGACTTGCAGAAAATTGTCGATGAACTACCTTTGAAACATTCGAGTAAAGAACTTGTGGTAAGTCTATTCCATCAAATGTGTAGATATGCCATTATTAATGACATTATTGAAAGAGATATATCTGTTAATGTTGAAATTAAAGAAAGAGATGATGATGAACATGGTGTACCTTTCAATGAAGATGAGATAAAAAGACTATGGGAACTCAAGGATAATAAGATTGCCAGATTTCTACTCATTATGATTTATTCCGGATTTAGAATTAGAGAATATGAAAATATTGAAACAAACCTGGAGGATATGTATTTTAAAGGTGGTAGTAAAACCAGATCTGGTAAAAACCGAACGGTACCTATTCACTCATGTATTGTTGAACTGGTCAAATCCAGTTTGAAAGATTACGGTAAGATTCCGCCATCGTCATATGATGTGTTTATCCGAAATCTATCTAAATTCCTAATGGAACATAATATCCAAAAACATACTGCACATGATTGTAGACATACATTCTCAATGCTATGTGATAAATATGATGTAAATGAAATTGAAAAGAAACGGATGTTAGGTCATGCATTTAAGGATGTAACTAATAGAGTATATGGACACCCTGATTTGGATAAACAGAAAATGGAACTTGCTAAGATTCAAGTTCCATAAAACTGTTATTGTTTGTTATCGTTAAATACAATTTTTTATGATTTTATAACGCCTAATTAGTTCTAAAAACCTAGTATTTATGAGGTTTCTTACATATATGCGTGCTTTATCGTATAAGGTTCCATTATA